AGGTTTAGTTACTGCTGCAAGTCTAAGTAGACCGATTCAAGAATTTACACTAACTGTTCTTTCCACATTTAGTGATTCATTTAGTGCTTGGCAATTTGGTGAAATGGATTATATTGATTCCATTAAATCACTCCAAGATGGTGTAAGGACAAGATTCCCACTATTTTATAATAATGAATTACTTAGTTTTGAAACTGATATTAATGACCAACAATCTGCTGAAATTGATTTAGGACCAATCTTAATTGTATTTGCTAATGGTGTTCCTTTAACTCATGGAGATACTTATTTCTTTGATGGAGGATCCTCTTTCACCTTCAATTCAGCACCACTAGCAGAAGATAATATTTCAATATTCTTCTATAGGGGAACAAGAGAGGTTGATAGTAAATTCTTCACCGTTTATGAATCTATTAAAAAAGGTGACAATGTTCAGATATTGAAAAATGATTCTATTGGTGGAATAACTACCAGTCAAGAAATAAGAACAGTATATAATATCAATAGTTCAGATAAATTTGAAACAAACATTTACTCTGGCACCGGAGTTGATGCAGTCAATTATAAGCCCATGAATTGGACTAAACAAAAAGTTGACCAAAATATATCTGGAGAAATAGTTTATAAGTCCAGACAAAGTTTAGAGGGACAAATTTATCCAACTGCAAAATTAATAAAAGATATTAGATTAGGTGACGTTGAAATATTTGTCGATGATGCTGAATTTTTCAAATATGAAGAAAATTCTACAGATGCCTATACGCCTCCTCTTGAGCCAATTACAAATGCAGATTTTGACTTTATAGTTATTGATTCTATTGATCCAGTTTCTGCAGCGATAACTGCAACTGTTTCTGCTGGTTCTACAGTGGTTTCCAACTTAACAATTACAAATTCTGGTTCTGGATACATATCGACAGCATCTGTGAAGATAGCGGCACCATTTGACGTTACTCCTGGGATTGGATCAACAGCTAGAGCTTCTGTTTCAATAGTTAATGGAAGAATTACATCAGCTTCCATAATTAGTCCAGGATTTGGATATACTTCTTCAAATCCTCCAAAAGCTATTGTTTCATATCCGATTCCAAAATATGAAATTTTTAGTACATCTCAATTTGTGGAAGGATTCTCTGGAATTATCACAGGAATAGGAACAACGACAGGAACATCTGGAAATCCATTAGCAATTAGATTTAATTTAAATGTTTCTTCGCCATATTTCTTCCCATCAGGAATATCAACAGGTTACCCTATTTACATATATGATACATTTGTTGGTTCTGGAGTAACATCAATTTACAATAATAATTCGAATATTGTCGGAATAGGGTCAACATATGCTGATAATATTTACATAGTACATGATTTAAGTTATACATCAGTGGGTTCAACTAGTGCGACTATCATATGTAATGTTCAATCAACCACTAGAATTTCTGGAATATCTACTTCAGGTAAATTCTGCGGAAGATTTTCATGGGGAAGAATTTTTGGATTCTCTAGAAGTGCAGCAGACTCGATTGCAATTGGTGTGAGTGGAAAAACAGTTAATTCCGGACTAACAACATTCCCAACAATTCAAAGAAGAGGATATGGACTTAGAGACACTGGAGGATTATTAAATGATTTATCATAGTATAAATATACATATGTAACGTAAAAATTAGCTAATATAATAGTATGTCTGCACTTGTAACAGATCAGTTTAGAATTCTAAATGCTAATAATTTTATAGAATCTGTAGAGAATGATTCAAATTCATACTATGTTTTTGTTGGACTACCAAATCCTACCACAGTTGGGTTTGGTAGAACAGCAGATTGGGACACAAATACTCCCAACCCCATTGATTCATTCAATACTCTAAATCATACCAAAAGCACAGTTCTTTTTGGTAAAAGAGTAACAGGTGCTAATATTAGAAGAGTAATAAAAAGAATTGACTGGACTAGAGGAACGAAATATGAGACATACAGGCATGATTATAGTGTTTTAAATCCCACACCAATAACTCAATCTGCAAGATTATATGATTCTAATTATTATGTAATGAATACGGATTATAAAGTTTATATTTGTATAGATAACGGTTCTTCAGGCATTACAACTGGTGGAAATGCATCTCAAGATGAACCTACATTTACTGATTTGGAACCATCCCCAGCAGGTGAAAGTGGTGACGGTTATCTCTGGAAATACTTATTCAGTGTTACACCATCCGACATCGTTAAATTCGATTCTACCGAATATATTACAGTACCAAATAATTGGGAAAGTAATACAGACCCACAAATCTCTTTGGTTCGTGATAATGGGGATTCATCAATTAACCAGAACCAAATTAAAAAAATATACTTAGAACAACCAGGATTTGGATATGCTGGTGGCTCCGGACAAAAATTTAATATTTATGGAGATGGTACAGGTGGGACAGCTATTCTTGATGTAGATTCTCTTGGTCAAATTGGAAACGTCAGAGTTTCTTCAGGTGGTAAAGATTATACCTATGGTGTAGTTGATTTATCATCAATCAGTGGATCTGCAACTAAAGCTGCTAAATTGGTTCCAATTATACCACCATCCAGAGGACATGGATTTGATATTTATCAAGAACTTGGAACCGATAAAGTGCTAATTTATGCCAGATTTGATGATTCCACTAAAGATTTTCCTATAGATACTAAATTTGCACAAGTTGGAATTATAAAAAATCCAGTATCTTTTGGTTCAACATCTATATTTGAAAATAATGAATTTTCAGCAACATACTCATTAAAATTAATACAATCATCCGCAACTGGAACACTATCAGTTGGTGATGTAATTAAACAAACTGTTTATGGTGGTGGTGCTGTTGCTATAGGAACAGCATTTGGATATGTTGCATCGTATGATACTGAAACTAATGTAGTCAAGTATATTCAGGATAGAAATTTATATTTCAATCCCACATACTTTGATCAAACTGATTGGAAAGAATTAAGTAGAAATTCAGATGTTTTAAAATTTGAGGCTACAAATAACACAATAACTAGTTCTTCTGGGTTCAGTGGAACTGTAGATACTGGATACAGTGGAATTACTACAACACTATCTACTGGAAAAATTGTGAATTTATCCGCACAATTCAATAATGGGTTAGCAAATCCTGAGATAAATAAAACGTCAGGTGATATAGTTTATCTTGATAATCGACCTTTAGTATCAAGAAACGCTAGACAAAAAGAAGATATTAAAATTATCCTGGAATTCTAAAAAAAAATGGCACAAAAAACTAATTTAAATGTTAGCCCTTACTATGATGATTTTGATTCTGATAAAGACTTTTATAAGGTCTTATTTAATCCAGGAAGACCAATACAGGCTAGAGAATTAAGTACCTTACAGTCTATTCTCCAGAATCAGATAGAAAATTTTGGAAAAAATATATTCAAAGATGGTAGTGTAGTTGTTCCAGGAAATATAGTATATGATGGTCAATTTTTCGCGGTAAAATTAAATACTACAAATTTTGGTGTTGATATATCAGTTTACTTAGATAAAGTAATTGGTAAAAAAATAAGAGGATTAACTTCGGGAGTTAGTGCAACAGTTCAAAAAATAATATATCCTGCTTTCGGTACAGATATTGAAGATATTACTATTTTTGTAAAATATCAGTCATCAGATTTCAACTTCACTAATAATCCATTTTCAGAAGGTGAAGAACTATCTTGTGACGATGAAATCGCGTATAATGTTTCAGTTATTGCTGCAGGAACACCATTTGCTTCCGTAAAATCAGAAAACGCAATTTTCACGGGATCTGCAGTTTCAGTGGATGAAGGAATTTACTTTGTTAGAGGATTTTTTGCTAGAGTTGCTAGACAAACAATAATTTTAGATCCATATTCCAATACACCTAGTTATAGAGTTGGACTTAGAATTTCAGAAGATATTATAACTTCAAAGGATGATTCTTCATTATATGACAATGCTAAAGGATTTTCAAACTTCTCTGCACCTGGCGCAGATAGATTTAAAATTGAATTATCTTTAGTTAAAAAGGAAATAGACGACTTTAACGATTCTGATTTTGTAGAAATAGTTAGAATCAGGCAAGGTGCTATAGAAAAAATAGAAACAAAAACAAACTATAATGTAATTAGAGATTATATTGCACAAAGAACATATGATGAATCTGGCGATTATTCAATCGATCAATTCCAAATTTCAGTTCATAATTCTCTAAATGATAGGTTAGGTAATGATGGAATGTTTCTCCCAGAAGAAACAACCAATCAAGGTAATACACCCTCTGATGATTTGATGTGCGTTAAAATATCCCCAGGAAAAGCTTATGTAAGGGGATATGATATTGAAAAAGTTGGGACAACTGTTATTGACGTACCTAAACCAAGGGAAACTGCTCAATCTCCACTAACAAATGTCCCATTTACAATGGGAAATATTTTAAGAATCAATAATGTTTCTGGAGTACCGAAAAATAGAGAAACGATACAATTATACAACCAAAGAAAAAACTCAACCACTGTAGCAACAGGAACAAAAATAGGTGATGCTAGAGTATATTCATGTGCGTTAACAGGTAATGTATATAGTGGAGCAAATTCAAATTGGGATTTGGCATTATTTGATGTTCAAACATATACTGAGATTACTTTAAATCAACCACTAAGTTCTACCGAACTTCCAATTACATCTTACATTAAAGGAAAAAGTAGTGGTGCCAGTGGATATGCAGTAAGTGCTGGTGGAAACTCTGCCGTAATTATGCTGAGACAGACCTCGGGAAGTTTTAGTATTAATGAACAAATAACCATTAACGGAATAGAAATTCCATCTAGAACAATTACTAGGGTGAAGGTATATGGTTTGGCAGATATTCGTTCAATTTTCCAAGCATCATCTTCCGGATATCCATCTGCCTTTGTTGCTGATGCATTTTTAAACATTGGAGTTCCTTATGGATTTTCCCCAACTGATTTAGTTACAATTAATACTAATGGAACAATCACTTGCCCAGGAAAGACATTTAGTGGAATTAAAACAGACAGTATTATAAGATATCAAAGAATTGGATTTAGTACTGACGTTTATAATAGAGTTACTGGAGTAGCTGCCAACGGTACAAGTATAACGGTCTCAACAGTTCCAAACGTTAGTGGAGTATGTGTTGGTGAACTTCCAATAGCACAAATTCAAGTTCCATTCTCTATAGCCGAACCAACTTTACGCAATACAAATGAAGGATCACTGTACGTTAAACTACCTATAGATAATATATCTTCAGTTAATCTAAGTCAATCATCAATTGGTGTTATTGACCAAATAACAACTGAAAGCTCGGATGCTAACGGCATAATGACGTTTAGTATTGCGAACGTTAATGCTGGAATTACTAGTTCTTTCTTTAAATCATTTGAAGAAAGAAGATATTCTGTCCATTATTCTGATGGAACAATTGAACCATTAACTTCAGATCAATTTGCTATATCGGGAAATACCGTAACAATAAGTGGATTGACTCCAAACCAAACAAATATAGTAGTTAATGTCTCACTAACTAAAACTGGAATTGTAAGTAAAGTAAAGAGATATACGAAGAGTACCAATATTTTGGTTAATTTATCAAAATATCCACAATCTGGTTCTGGAATAAGTACATCTGTTTCAGATGGATTGGAATATAATCAATATTATGGACTGCGAGTTCAAGATGAAGAAATTTGCCTCAGGTATCCTGATGTTGAGGATGTTATTGCGGTTTATGAATCTTTAGATCAAAATTCCCCCGTTTTAGATAAATTATCTTTTAGTTCAAATGCTAATATTGATACTGCAGCAATCATTGGAGAAAATATTTTTGGTTCTTCCAGTAAAGCAATTGCTAGAGTTGTTTCAAAACCAGATTCGAATTCAGTAAGTATAGTTTATTTGAATACTTACAGATTTAATTTATTTGAAACTGTTAAATTTGAGCAATCCGGAATTACAGCAGAATTGTCTGAACTGACCATAGGAAAATATAAGGATGTAACTCAAAACTTTATTCTAGATAGAGTACAAAATAATAATTATTATGGATACTCTAAAATAATTAGAACTCGTGGTGCTGAACCAGCCCATAAACTGTTTATAGTCTTCGATCACTACACAATTCCAACATCAGATGCTGGTGATGTATTTACGGTTCTCAGTTATCCAGAGGAGAATTATGAAAACTATATACCCAGACTTCAAAATAATGTAAGTTTAACTGATGTTCTAGATTTTAGACCATTCCCAAGTGTCTTTAGTGGGTCAGCAGCTTCTCCATTTGATTTTTCACAAAGAACCTATTCATCCGATAATCCAAAGTTAATAATCTCATCTAATGAAAGTACATTACTTTCGTATGATTACTATTTGGCAAGAGTTGATAAAGTTGCCTTAGATAAAAATGGAAACCTTGTAGTTGTCCAAGGAATTTCTGCAGAAAAACCAAGAGAACCAGAAGCTCCTTTGGAATCGATGCAGTTAGCAACTATAGAATATCCACCGTATTTCTATAATGCAAGAGGATCTAGAATCATTATAAATGATAATAGAAGATATACGATGAGAGATATTGGTGTAATTGAAGATAGGGTTGATAATTTAGAAACTCTCACTTCATTATCACTTTTAGAAGTAAGTACAAGTTCTTTACAAACTCAAGATGCACTTGGATTCGATAGATTTAAGTCTGGATTCTTTGTAGATGACTTTAGTACTACAAATTTACTTAATAATGATAATTCTTCAATACAAGTTAATATTGCAGCGAAAGAATTACAACCAATTGTTGCCAGAAACACATTAAAGAGTCAACTAGCTGGTTCTGAAAGATTAAATACGGAAAGTTTAGATTTTTCAACTAATTTCAATTTATTAGATGCTAATGTTCAAAAAACTGGAAATAGTGTTACATTAAAATATACTGAAGTTTCATGGATTGAACAAAAATTTGCAACTAGAGTTGAAAATGTAAATCCATTTCATGTTGTTAACTATGTTGGAGTAGTAGAATTAACTCCAAAAACAGATTATTGGATTAGAACTGTAAATCTACCTGATAAGAATGTAGAAAGAAGAACTCAAGTCAATGCTGCCTTTGCAAATGAGACT